AATAGAAACAGAGCCAGTTAGTTGGACCTACGCAGAACTTTCTGAAGAATACGGAGTGCCAATTCAGAGAAATTACGAATCATTGGATAACTATTTATTTACTGGATATAATGATTATGAAGATTTAAAAAATAAAATAGCCAAAGACTATAGATATGATACAGATGGCGCGATTTTAAAAACATATGTAACATTTCAATATACAGAGTTGGGAGCAAACGCAACCTCATTTTATTTTACAAAAATAGAAAGACCATCTAGAGACGGAGTATTAATCCCTGGGTCAGATTGGATGACAACAAAATATGAGGTTGTAGACAATATGATAATTTATCCACCAGTCGGCGTAGACTTTAATGACCTTTCTATTGTTACGCATATTGATATAAATGTTAAAGATTCAGCAACTAACAATGTTAATATTAAAAAACTTTCTTATGCATCTCAAGCATTAAATGAATCGGATGCAAGTCCAATAGGAACTAGGTTTGGAACTCCTTTATACCCATACACTAAAACTGGAATATACTATAACTTTAAAAAGAGTAATCCTTTTTCAATATATACTGGATCATCTCCTTATTTATATCTTACAAAAACAAGCGGGGTTCAAGTAAAGGGAAAGTATGACCCTCTTGTAAATCGTGGACTCTCTATTCCAATAAACACAAGCAGAGCAAATAACTTTAAAGTAATTGCAATGCAAATGGCTGTTCGGTTTGATGGAGATTATTTCCCATACGCTCCTACGCAAATATTTGAGATAGAAAGTAAAGGATCATACATAAAGTTTTATATGGTAGCCAATGATCCTAGTGGACGAAGAGCAAAAATTTATGCAATAGATGCAAAAACTGGTTTAGTTCAAGATGGAATAGGATTTTACTGGAATGGCAAAATTGTAAAAGAGCCAGTCTTAACTCTTCAAGAGTGGGGATTCTTAGGCATTAATTTTTCAGATAGTCTTGATTTTTCATTTTTTGAGGGAGCAACAAGGCTAACTGGGCCATTGTTATTTAATAGCATCTCATACTATCAATCAACCAATCTTCAGGAAGTACAGAGTATATCCGAAAGACCATGGTTTAGAGTAAAGGTTTTAAATAATGAAACTTTGGATTGGGAGTTTTGGAATGCTGGGGCTTTTAATTGGAACAAGGTTCTGGTTTTAGCAGAAAAAAGTTATTACGGAGTAAATCCTTCAGAGGTTTACAAGAGTTATACTGGAACAAATAAGATAATTGTAGGGGATGATTTTGCCCTAAACTTGCAAGACTATGCATATTCTTTGTATAACGACATCAGTTGGAACAAATTTGTAGCCAATCCAGTTTAATATGGTATACTTGTAGTTATGGATTCGTTAATAGACCCAAAAACTGGTCAGCCAATTGTAAAAAATGTTAGAAGACAGGTCATAGAAAAGAACTATAATTGGGGTCTTTATGTTTATAAAAAAGCAAATGGAAAGTGGTTTACAGACGGAAATGGCTCAGTCCTAAACATTCCTTCAGATAAAAACGATATTTCAAGAATGGCAGAATTAAAAAAGGCTGCTATGCATTACGGAGATCCAGGAGACGGCACTTGCGTCTTTGTTCCAGGATTAACAAGAGTAACAGAAGAAGAGTACTCAGAGCAAGTTGATCGCATGAATGCTGGACTTATTCCTTCCCTAAATGATCTTGGTGCAGTTCAGGCAGCAAAAGATACTATTGCTAAGTATGGAGATGAGGATTAATTATGGAATATAATGAGTACGAAATCGGTGCAAGAATTGACGATGCGCCAAAGAAAGACGACACCTTTTCAAAGTCTGATCCATTTAACGGAAACTGGGATTCATTAAAATCTCTTGACGGACTAGAAGCAAATTTTAAAAGACGCATTAGTAGATCTGCAACAAAGATGGTTGAGCCAACAACTCAGTATACAACTGCAGCACTTGCTGGAAAAAGCGGTATTGATGGGGCACAGTCAAAAGAGATAAACCCAGGGCTAGTCTATGTAAACGGCTACGGAATGTTTGATGTTATTACACCACCATGGAACCTTTATGAATTAGCCAACTACTACGATACTTCATTTGCAAATCATGCAGCAATCGATGCTAAGGTAGAAAACATTGTAGGACTTGGATATGAGTTTAAGGTTTCTCAAAGAACTATGATTAGACTTGAGTCATCAGAAGATAACAGTGCAACACAGAAGGCACGAAAGAGAATTGAAAGAACAAAGATTGAAGCAAGAGACTGGTTAGAGTCACTTAATGACGATGACTCATTTACCGCAACAATGGAAAAGGTTTACACAGACCTACAGTCAACTGGAAACGGTTATCTAGAAATCGGTAGAACTACTCGTGGAGAAATTGGATACGTTGGACATATACCAGCAACAACAATGAGAGTGCGAAGAATTAAAGACGGTTACGTTCAGATCATTGGAAACAAGATAGTATACTTCCGTAACTTTGGAGCAAAAAACCAAAACCCATTAACAACAGATGCTAGACCAAACGAGATCATTCATTTTAAGCAGTACTCACCTCTCAACACATTCTATGGAGTGCCAGACATTATGTCGGCCATCAACTCACTACATGGGGACTCGCTTGCCTCACAGTACAATATTGATTACTTTGCAAACAAGGCAGTACCACGTTATGTTGTAACGTTAAAGGGTGCAAAACTTTCTGGAGATGCAGAAGACAAGATGTTTAGATTCTTGCAGACAAGTCTCAGAGGGCAATCACACAGAACGCTATATATTCCACTTCCAGGTGATAGCGAAAACAATAAAGTTGAATTTAAAATGGAGCCCATCGAAGACGGTATCCAGGACGGCTCATTTAAAGAGTATCGCAAACAAAACCGTGATGACATCCTAGTAGCACATCAAGTGCCATTGTCTAAACTTGGAGGTGGCGATTCTGGATCTATTGCAGCAGCACTTGCACAGGATCGTACCTTTAAGGAGCAGGTTGCAAGACCAGCACAAAGACAACTTGAAAAAATGATCAACAAGATTATTCGTGAAAAGACAGACATCATTGAGTTTGTATTTAACGAGTTAACACTTACTGATGAAATTGCTCAGTCTCAAATCCTTGAGCGTTATGTTAAGAATCAGATCATGACTCCCAACGAAGCAAGAGTTGTTTTGGATATGCCACAAAGAGATGGTGGCGATGAGGTTTTAGACCTTAAACCAACCACTGCAGCAGAGGCAACAACAACAAGAGCAAGAGACTCTGAGAGAACGAACAACAACTCTGATAGCACTTCAACGGTTGCTGGAAGAGCCCCAAAGGGAGAGGGAAGAAAAACTCCCTAATGTCCAATATGTCCAGAATGTGATACTTGTATAAAATGGAGGGTATAATATAATGGTGAGCAATATATCTAAAGCCCATTGGAATTCAGATGGGGAAAATCTTCGTCTATCAATGCCTTTTAGTAAGGTCGACAAAGAACGACGTGTAGTCTCAGGTTTTGCATCATTAGATAACCTAGATAAGCAGATGGATATCGTAACAGCAGAAGCATCTATGAACGCTTTTGCAAAGTTCAGAGGAAACATTCGTGAAATGCACCAACCACTTGCAGTTGGCAAGATGGTAAATTTTAAAGAAGACAAGTATTTTGATCCAGACTCAAAGAAATTCTACAGGGGTGTTTTTGTTTCAGCATACGTTTCAAAGGGTGCACAAGATACTTGGGAAAAGGTTTTAGACGGAACACTAACTGGTTTTTCTATTGGCGGAAGAATGAACAAATGGGATGACGGATTTGATGAAAAGTCAGACTCACAAATTAGAATTATTAAAGACTACGACTTAATAGAGTTAAGTCTTGTAGATTCACCAGCAAATCAATTTGCAAATATTGTATCCGTTGAAAAAGTTGATGGCGTAGATGTTATCAAGGCAGATGCAACAGTATTAGAAAATGTTTTTTACGATAAAGAAAGTGGAATTGTTATATCATCTGAAAACGAGTCAGAACTTAGCCCCGTTACTGGAGAGCAGATGGAAAATATAGGGTTCGTTGAAAAAACGGATGATGAAAAAACAACAATGATAAAATTCTTAGTTGATAGTGCTAAAGGCATTAATACTTCTAA